GTTGAAGTTGTAGTTGCGCGAATTGAGGCGATTGAGCGTCTTGGTGATCTTGGCCCGGTGGAAAACGTAAGACATGGTCTTTGTGACCCTGTGCGTGTTTTCATTAAAATGGAACCGCACAGCAAGAAGAAGGCTGAAAGTAAACGTTGGAGACTAATCCATAGCATGTCGCTCGTTGATCAAATAATCGAAAGATTGTTTTTCCGTCGATGGCAAAGGAGTTGCATCTTCAACTACCAGGAACAACCCATGAAACCCGGTTTTGGAAACAAAATCGAAGACTGGATGTTGTTGTTGGGGGCTGTTGAAAGTATGGAGAACCCGAAGGACTCGGATGCCGGTGGTTGGGATGTCAGTATAGACGCCCTTGATCACGAAATCCTTAGAGAAATTCGGTTGTACTCGACAAGGTATAACAGCTACTTTCACAAGGCTGTGTGTAATTATATGAAAATACACGAAAAGAGTGTCTTCACGTTAAGTGATGGCACCTGGATTGTGCAGCTAATCAGCGCAATAATGAATTCCGGCAGGTATCTGACGGGGTCCGGAAATTCCGAGATCCGCAGTTTTATCGCCTGGGTTTTGAGCGCAGATCAGTCTGTTGTCAACAATATGACAATGGGCGATGATTGCATTGAGGATAATGCTCTTAGCTGCGAGGAGCTGGAACAATTATATGCCAGTATTGGCAAACATATGACGTTCCACGAAGTGGAGGATAGCTTTGAGTTCTGTTCTACGCGTGTTTATAAAGACAAACGCATTGAATATTTGAATTTGGCGAAAACCGCATTTCGTTTTGCCCACAAACCAGACCTGGAACATTGGTCTGCCCTCAAGCTCCTGGTGCGAACCAGTGAGCAGAGGGAAGCCATTAATCGGCTGGCCAGATGTTACGGTCTCCCAGCCGATGCCTAATAAGAAAAAGAAAACTTTGAGGGCTGAAGTCAAAGCTGTAGTCTCAGCAATGACGGCGCGTAATGCGCCCATGAAAAAGACACGTCGTCGCCGGCGGCGTAATCAAACCGGCAATCAGAGTGTTGCACTAGCATCTGGTGGCAATATGCGTACCTACTTCAAGTTTAGTACGCGTGGCGACAAACTAGTGTTGAATGGACGTGAGCTCATAAATGAGTTCAAAACATCACAGTGGCCCCGGGATTCCGTTGGGCCCGTGCGTGTTGGGTACGACGATTCGACATTTCCACGTTTGAAAGCCCTTGCTGCTTTGTTTCAACGATACCGTTTTAGGCGTTTCACCTTGGAGTACGTTGGACTTGCTCCTGCAACACGTTCTGGACTGTGTGCAGCAGCTGTAGGCCAGTCGTTTGACCAGACCGCTCTCCGCAATGTCTCCGATTATGGTGCGATGCAAAATAATTTTGTGTCGCCAATCTGGGGCAATGCGAAGACCCCCGTTTATAGATATGATGGGAATGAGTGGTGGGATATTGACGACCGCCTGTATGCAACAGACCCGAGCAAGGTAGCGCAGTTAACAATGTATGGACACGTAAGTGGATCCGTCAGTGCCGACAGCGACTTGCTTGCGGGCTGTGTATACGCCGAGTATGAAATAGAACTCGAAGGCCTCCGACCGCTTGAGTTGCGTGGTTATATGGGTACGGGGTTATCCGACTACCAATTCGCGGCAGCTGGCACATCGTTCAAAGTGCCTGCACGCATCAATGGAGATAACTCTCTACTGCGCAATAGTGAAGAACAGCGCGGTGTCGTCCCTGGAGATGACGACGTTGATGGCGCCATTTTGGCGTTCAATGCAGCAAAATGGATGTACCAATGGTACTTCGACTGTGGAGCAGTCGAAACGGATGACAATGATTACCACGACGTCCGCCAACCAGCTAAGAAAGTTCAGCCAAAATTCTCTATCGCATTTCGTGATCAGAAGGATTATGAGGCGAGGAAGCACTTGTTAAAAGAAGCTCCGCCCATGGCTGCTGGAGATGTAGGTCTTTACTTGTATGGTTTGGACAAGGACGGCCAAAATGCTGCCATTTATTTTGGGCAGCTGAGTAGTGGTACCGGCGCAATATCAACACAGGTGACTGACATATATGACAATTCCGCAAGTGCGTATGAATCTGTATATGGCTATGTCACTACCACTGGCGCGGAGACGCGTGTGGTGAATGTAAGCAAATCATTCCTTGAGATATTGCCCATCAATGACACCTATTCATTCACATAGGTGAGTGCTCGTCAAGGAAAAGACGTTAAAACCAGAGTACCATGGTTGGAATTTTCCGCTTTGTTAGAAATTGTGTTTAACACACAGAGCGGGGCTTTCCAAGCCCGTCAGGAAAAGACGTTAAAACCCGTTTATAGTATAGTTTGTCATGTAAGTTATATATGAGCTTGAGGTATGTGTTCGCAGCCTTAAAATGCGCAACCTGAGAAAACAGCACAATCCGTACTTTGGTGGTTGGTGAAACAACCAATAGCGAGAAATGGATCGCATTCGTACCAAAGCCGGGGGCATACCCTATGAAGCGAAAGAGCGCTTGGCGCCGCGTGAAAGGGGAGTGTCTCGGACTTGCTTGTTAGAGAACAAGTTCCACAGCAGAGTGGGTTATCAAAGCACGTTCACGG